AGGCCAGCCGGGAACAAAGGCAGTCACGGACTTAATGGCAAGCCCAGCCGCGCAGACGGCGAACACGCAGCTTCTCGTCGCTCCCAGCACGAAAGGTGCCGCGCCGACGCTCAAGCCTATTGCGGATTATCAAGCAGCTATTACGGCAACGGGGACGACGAATCTTCTCACCGCGCCATCTGCGGCAGGGGGGCAGCCGGGAACGAAGGCAATCGCGGATTTGCTGGCAAGCCCGGCCGCGCAGACGGCGAACACGCAGCTTCTCGTCGCGCCCAGTACGAAAGGTGCCGCGCCGACGCTCAAGCCTATTGCGGATTTCCAGACAAGATTAAGGTTTCAGCCGCACACGTGGGCCGTAAATACCGAAATCGACCTCGGTGACGGGGACTATGGTTGTCGATGGACGGGCAACGCTTCGATTTCCGCAAACGTTTGGGGAAATATTGCATTGGCAGGAGCGGTGACATGCAGCGAGGTTGTTGACTACGGCGGCTCTTGGAACCCCGGAAGCGCTGCGCTTATGTCAGCAAAGTGTTCCTATGGCGCGACGGGCGGCGGTTCAGCAACCATAGAATCGTCAATATGCTGGGGAGGCGCATCGTTTGTATTCTCTTCGATTTGCAACGCGGCAAGGGCGGGAACCACAAACAACGCATACAAACTGTGGGCTGTCTATAGAAAGTAAGGGGGCGGGACAATGCCAGACATCATGGGACAGAGGATAACCCCGGTCGCAAAGGACGCAATTGAGCGGATTGCGCTTAATGCCACGCTCCCGCAGATAACAAGCATAAAATTTGGAGAAAAGGCGGGCCTCCTCGCGACGTTCAGGCAGCCGCTGACAGCAAACCCAACGTCGACACCAGTGACGCACTCACTGAGGGCGCTGACGCTCGCGGTAGACCGCCCGATTGGGGATGACATGTGGATTCAGCCGCTACGGTATAACATGATGCAAAGGAAGGGCGGAGGCGGCAATTCCGTAAATCAAAGCGCGTTCAGCGGCGGTCATGTATACGACATACCCAAAGGCTGGATAACGGCGAACATATCGTCAAACGCGAGGGAAGCCGCGCCGGGGTATACGAATGTCGAGCGGTTGCCGATATTGACGGACGCAGACGGCAACAAGTTTTTCAGCGACGGCATCGTGAAGCTGTCGCCCGGCATAACGCAAGTTAAAATCCCGGCGCCATACGTGGCACAGCAGCTTGTCAAGCACAGCAAGCGCCCCAAAAGCGGCAGCGTGATAAGCGGGAAATATCTCGCGTATATGAATGAATGTGACTTATTCTATACAAGCCCGACGGACGCGACGCTAGCGAAACTCGTGCCGAAAATCGAGGACACATGCTTTGTGCGGTTCACGTTCGGCACTATGAGTTATGTCGGCGCACCGCGCACCGTAACCATAAGGAACGGCGTCGGCGGCGCGGTTATCGAGACGTTCCCGACGCAGCCGGGCGGGACGGAGATGGGGCCTTACAAGATGCAACGCGGGACAAAACCCTTGGTGTCCGTATCGTCCAGCGTCGGAGCGTGGGGCTTTGAGGTGCTTATCGACAAGTACGAGCTTCTTGACGACAGGCGGTTGCCGTCGCTCCACAGGAGCGAGAGAGACCCGGGGGACGTTAAACTCGCGCGCAACGGCTGGTTCGCGCCGACGGCGTACATAAAGCTCTCGGTGGCGCGTTACGTGCCGCCGCAAGGAGCGATAGGCAGCCCGGCTTATAAATACGGCACGTATACGCCCGGTACGCCAAGCGCCATCACTATCTATTCGCACAGGTACAAGAGCCCGAACGGAAAAGCGTACTGGACTCTTGACCTGATAGAACGGTAGCAAGCCGGAAACGGCTTATTATGCCAAGGGAACCCACATCCAACGTTGAGGGCCTTTTGAGGCGCCTAACAGCAACAGCAGCTCCTCTTTTTAGAGGGGGAAAGCACCAACAGTGGGTTCCCTTTTCTGACAACGACGCCGAAAGGCGTTTGTATAAGTTCGGCGGGAAAGCACCCCCTAGTAACGTATAATAACAGATATACGTGTATAGTATATATATATATAACTAACATAGATGCAACATCTAGGAGCGACGCGCATGGACATCGGTGACGACTTTGATTTTGGGGTAGGCGACAGCCTGAATCTGAACCTAGATTTCGACCTGCTAGACGAATCGCCGCAGACGCAGATAATGTCGCCGAAGATAAGCCGACCCGTGGCGGTGAAGTATAAAAACGCGCAGGAAACCGCCGCACAGATGACGCTCAAAAAAGGCATGAACTATTACGCCGTGCTTTCGGGCGCGTTTATCATGGGCGACATATTCGAGGCATGGGCGGAACGGCACAAGGTCAGGAGCTTGCATGTTGCGACGCTGGGCATGAATCCGAACAACGTTGACAGCCTTGTGAATTGCATCAGGATACACGGGGTGGAGCAAGTCAGCCTCATCGTGTCGCATTACTTTTTCGGCGTTGAACGCCACAGAATGATACGCTACATAGCGGAGGAAATAGCGGGACTCCCGTTCCGCGTCGCCGTCGCCGGTTCGCATTGCAAGATAGCGCTCATGGAAGCGGACGGATTGTTTGTAACATTGCACGGAAGCGCGAACTTGTCAAGCAACAACAACATCGAGCAGATATCCGTGACGGAGGGCAGGGAGCTATACGACTTCAACCGCGAGATTTTTGACGGCATATTCAAGAGCCAGACGATAATCGACGGCTCGAAAATCGACTACAAGCCCGCCAAAGGCGCGGCGAGCAAGAAAACATGGGAGGCGATAACCGATGGCAAAGGATAATCACGGTTCTTCGTGGGTCACGTCGGGGCGCGAAGCCGAGCGCAAGGGTCCCGAGGCATACGAGGAGTGGAAAAAGAAGCAGCAGTCAAATGCGAAGAAGCGGCGCGACGACTATGAATTGCCATTCTAGCCGCAGACGCAAGCGGCGATAAGAAGGTGAGGCGATGCCGCGCAAGCAGAGCCAGAAGCAGCTTGACAATCTCAGACCCCAAAATACCAGAACAAAGACAGAGCAAAGAGCAGTAGCAAAAAAGGGCGGCATAGCCTCCGGCGAAGCCCGCAGGAAGAAATCCTCTGCCCGCGAAGTAGCCAAAATGATACTCTCTGGCAATATTCCCCACAGCGGCGCAAGGGAGCTTGTGGAGAAAACGGGGCTGCCGAAAACAGAGCATAACATGCAAGCCGCGATACTGGCAGGTCAGGCGTTGGAAGCAATCAAAGGCAACACCCGCGCCGCAGAGTACCTGTACAGCCTGAGCGGGGAGGCTGCCGAGACCGACGACGGCGACAAGCAGCAGAAATACGCGGGGCTGCCAGCCAGGGTGCTAGGCTCGGAGTGGGTGGACGTAAACCGCTATGTCGATGACGGGGAATACGCCCAATACGACTTCAAAGGCGGTCGCGGCTCGCTCAAATCCTCCTTTTGCGCTTTGAAGCTGATTGACCTGATAATGCTCAACGAGAGCTATTGCGCTCTGGCGGTTCGGCAGGTCAAGGACAACCTGAAAGACAGCGTTTACGCGCAGATCGAATGGGCGATAGACGAGCTAGGGTTGACCGACCAGTTCAAATGCACCAAAAGCCCGATGCAAATCAAGCGCAAGTCAACAGGGCAGGTCATCTATTTTCGCGGAGCGGAGAACCCCGGCAAGATAAAGTCAATCAAGCCGCCGAACGGCATGCACATAGCCGTCGTATGGGTGGAGGAGGCCGACCAGCTTCACGGAGCGGACGGGCTGCGCAACATAACGCAGTCAGCTTTCAGGGGCGGCGACGAGGGAGTGTTGTTCAGGTCGTTCAACGTCCCGATAAGCAAGGCGCACTTCATCAACCGCGAATTGCTTGAAGAGGACCCCCGCAAGCTCGTACACCACAGCCACTACAAGAACGCGCCTAAGAAGTGGATAGGGCAGCGATTCATCGACGACGCGGAAGCCCTGCTGGTGCAAAACGAGCGGGCATACCGCCACGAATATGACGGCGAGGCGACGGGAACGGGCGCAAACGTGTTCGAGAACGTCACCGCAGCACCGGGAATCATCACCGACGAGATGATATCCCGATTTGACAGGATATACATAGGGCTTGACTTCGGATACTACCCCGACCCGGCGGCGATGGTGGCGAGCTACTACGACAAGGCGCGGCGAACGCTGTACATATTCGACGAAGAGGTCAGGCACAAGGCTGGCAACAAGGAGATGGCCGAGGCTATCCAGCGGTGGAAGCGCGAGAGGATAACCGCAGACAGCGCGGAGCCTAAGTCCATTGAAGATTACCGAAAAGACGGGTTCATCATGTACGGCGCGAAAAAGGGCCCGGGAAGCGTCGCCTACGGCATGAAGTGGCTTGCGAGCCTGAGCGCGATAATCATAGACTCGCGGAGATGCCCGGTGGCGGCGAACGAGTTCAGCAGCTACGAGTACGAGCGGACGAAAGACGGAGAGATTATAAGCGGGTATCCGGACGCGAACAACCATTGCATCGATGCCGTCAGGTACAGTCTAGAACCCGTCAACAAATGGGGTGTGCAATTTGGGTAGAGCCGGAGGAATAACATGCGTCAGGATTTTCTGAGAACCGAAAAAGACACGTCGCCGGAGATTGTCAGCTTCGAGCGTTTTGGCACGTCCAACAAGAGGATAACGCGCATAATCCTTGATGAATGGCGGCACTCCGACAAAATCGAGGACATCAAGACAGCCCGCGAATACTACATGGTGCGCAACACGCGCATAGCCGAGAAAACGCGAGGCTACACCGACGCGCAAGGCGACCGACAGGAAAATCACCTGCTCTCAAACGAAAAGCTGAAATCGGCGTTCCTCCGATACAGCACAAAGCAAAAAGTCAACTACGCTTTCGGCAAGCCGTTCGCAATTAACGTGGAGAACGTGAACCTAGACGCGGAGCAGCAGAAAGACGACGAGGCGGGCGCGGAGTACCAGCGCGAATGGGAAAAGCTCATCGACAAGCATTTCCGCAAGACGATGAAGAGGCTTGCAACGTCGGCGGTGTACGCCGGAATCGCATGGTGCTACGTCTGGATAGACGGCGGCAAGCTCAAAATCACCGACATAGCCAGCGACACGATATATCCGCAGTGGTCAGATGCCGCCCACACCGAGCTAGACGTGATTATACGCGAATACATGCAAACGATTTACGAAGACGACGAGCGCGACGACATCATCCGAGTGGAATACTGGGATGACAAGACCGTGGAGCGGTACATAGACAAAGACGGCGAGCTAGTGCCGGACACATACCCCGTGAACGGCCAGGAGGCCGGCAACTCCCACATGCGCAGGCAAATCAGCGCGGCAGACACCGAGACCGGGGAGGAAGCCATTGACTACGAAGACATATCGTGGGGCAGGATACCGTTTATCGCGCTCAAAGGCGACGAGGACGAGTTGCCGCTGCTCAACGTCATCAAAGACCACATCGACGCGTATGACATGCTGGACAGCGAGAGCGTCGACACCATACACGACGACATCGACCCGCTGCTTGTGGTCGAGAACATGTCGCCGGACGTGGGCGGCTTGACGCAAGCCCGCGAATTAATCAAGAACAGCAGAATCATCTCCACCGACAGCGACGGCAAGGTGTACTACGTCCAAGTGAAAGCCGACATCACGGCGGCGCAGATGAAACAGGAAGCTCTGCGCAAGGAAATCCGCGAGTTCTCCGCGACGGTTGACACGCAGGACATCAAGTTCGGCTCAAACCCGTCGGGAGTCGCGCTCAAAGCGATGTACCAGGATTTGGACACCTACATCAACGGGCTTGAAACCGAGTTTGAAGTGTTCATGGAAAACCTCAAATACTTCTTTGACCGATGGCTGGAGTTCAGGGGCATAGGCACGGTCGAGCAGTGGGAGCAGTATAAGGCTACGTTCACGCTTGACCGCGACATGATGATAAACGAGGACGCGCTTATGGACAACGCCGTGAAGCTCCAGAATCTGGGCGTGTCACAGGAAACCCTGTTCGGCTACATCCCGTTCGTGGAGAGCGCGGAGGTCGAGAAAGCGCGGCTCAGCGCAGAGCGCGAAGAGATGATGGAGCAGCAACGCGAGATGATGGAGCTACAGAGCGAGGCGTTCGCGTTGCAAAGGGATGTCGAGGCAAACGATGGCGAAGCCTAACGCCGAATACTGGCAGAACAGAGCGGAGGCCGTCATAAGAAACAGCGAGAAATCCGCGCTCGAAGCCGCAAACGACCTCAAACGGCTATATGCGGAGGCGGCAGAGGCGGTGCAACGGGAGATAGAGGCGTTCTACGGTCGATACGCAAAGGAAACGGGGCTGACCCTCTCCGAGGTCAAGGCGCGGCTTGCACCGGGGGAGATGGCTGACGCGCTTAAAGCCGTTGACCGCTACATGGCAGAGGCTGAGCGGCTAGGCGGGCTCAGCAGGGACTACCGCGCATACTTGCGCCAGTTGTCCGCACGGGCGTACATGACGCGGCTGGAAGAACTGAAGCTACACATGCGCAACGCAATCGAACGGCTGTACAAAGCCGCAGACGCGGCGATTGCAAAGGGGCTGGCGGAAGCCTACGAGTACAGCTACATGCGCACGATGTTCGACGCGGCGCAGGGGCTGGGCTTGCAACCGGAGTTCACCGCGCTCAACCCGCGCATGATGGCGACGGCGATAAATCGCAAGTGGCTCGGAGAAAACTACTCTGACCGCCTGTGGGCGCACAAAGCCGACCTGCTGAACAGCCTTGACACGACCTTCATGCAAGGCGTGGCTCGCGGCTGGAATCCGCGCAAGATAGGCAGGGCGATGGCAGACGACGTGTCCGCGAAGTACGACCGCGCCACCGTGCGCAACTGCGTCAGGCTGGCGCACTCGGAGTTCATGCACATAGCCAACCAAGCGACCGCAGACGCGTACAAGGAATACGGCGTGGTCAAGCGGTTCATGTTCAGGGCGGCGTTAGACGAGCGCACATGCAAAATCTGCGGGGAGCTCGACGGGCAAACTTTCGACGTTGATGAAGCGGAAACGGGCGTGAACCAGCCGCCGGCGCATCCTAGGTGCCGATGCACCACGATACCCGACATAGACTCCGACGCAATGCGGGAACTGCTGAAAAAGTCCGAGCGCATAGCCCGCGAACCGGGAACGGGCAAAGCATACTACGTCCCGGCGACCATGACCTACAAGGAATGGCGGGATTCCCTCTCCGAAAGAGACGGCGAGGCGTTCCTCTCCGCGCAGAAGATGAGCAAACACTACGCGGCGGACAAGGAGCAGTTCAAGAGCTACAAGGCGTACATATCGACGGCGCGGAAAGAACGCGGCGACGTGGTCAACAGCCTGTTTGAGGGGTTTCCTACTAGATTTCAGGATTTCCAACACATGAAGTACATGCGACCCGACGAATGGGAGATTTACAAGGCGAACAGAACCGCGCTAGGGAGGTAAGAGTTCATGGAAATAATCACGTTGCCGCTCGGCGACATCAAGCCGTACAAGAAAAACCCGCGCCGGAATGACGCGGCGGTCGAATACGTCGCCAACAGCATACGCGAGTTCGGGTTTAAAAACCCCATCATCATAGACGGCAAAAATGAAATCGTGGCAGGTCACACCCGGTACAAGGCGGCGAAGCGGCTGGGGCTAAAAGAAGTTCCGTGCATACGCGCCGACGACCTGACCGACGAGCAAATCAAGGCGTTCCGGCTAGCGGACAACAAGACGGCGGAGTTCTCCGCATGGGATATCGACCTGCTGAAAGATGAGCTTGACGGGCTGCTTGACATCGACATGGGGGATTTCGGGTTCAACCTCGACATCGCGCCGGAAAACACCAGCAGGGAGGTTGACCCGTCGCAGTACGGCGACGAAGAGTTTAAGCACCAATGTCCCAAGTGCGGATTCAGGTACAACGATGAGTAGGCGGGGCTGGAGACTGAGCGACATGGCCAGAAGCACGGGAGGCGAAGTTTTCTCGTGCTTTTCCTGTGGCGGCGGCTCTACAATGGGTTACAAGCTGGCAGGGTTCAACGTCATAGGCAACTGCGAGATTGA